TTTTGGCAAGTGGAAGTGTTAACTTAGCTACAGCTACGATAGGAGTTACCTTAGTTAATACCACATTATATACATTTAGTGCTGCTCACGATATGCTAAACGACATTCCTGTTGCAGCAAGAATTGCAACTAGCTCATTATCAAATGTTGCAGTTTCATCTGGTAGATTAGATGCAGATAATTTAAATATTGCAACAGTTGCAGTTAATTCTGTAATTAATGGTGTTGTTTTATTTGTATCAACAGCAGATTCATCTACAAGTCCACTATTATTTATACAGAGTGAAGGCACAGGGTTTCCACTAACTCCAGATGGTGGAACAGTTACTATAACTTTCCCAAGTTCAGACCCCTTCATCTTGAAGGTGTAAAATGTCATTACAAGGATTAGTAGAGCAAGGCATAATCTTACAAGTAGTAAGAGGAGAATTAACAACTAAATTTGCTTCTTCTGCAACATCAACTTATGTAGATATTGGATTAAGTGCTGCAATAACACCAAAAAGTGCAACATCTGAAATATTAATTCATGTAACAGTTTGGAGTGGTGGCATAAATGATGCTTATCCATTTTTTAGATTATTAAGAGGTTCAACAGAAATAGGAAGTGGCACAGGAAATAGTGGCAGTAATAATGTTAATGCTTTTATGGGTGGTTTTTTTACAGCAATAGCATCAATGACATATAGACAACATTGTTTAAATAGACATTACATAGACAACCCAGCAACTTTAAGTGAAATTACTTATAAGATACAGGGCAAAAATGCTTATACAGCAGGTGGTGCAGGTATAGTTTATATTAATAGGGCAGAAAATGATGGAGATAATTTATTTGCAGGATGTTGTCAAAGCGAAATAGTTTTAATGGAGTTACAAAGATAATGGCAATAGCAGGAGCACTATCACAAATTACATCAGACCAAATTGCAGATGAAGCAATCACAACAACAAAATTGCATGATGATTCAGTAACAAATGATAAATTAGGAAGCGACATATCTATCACAAATGCACAATTAGCAGGTAGTATTGCAAATTCTAAATTAGCAAACGATAGTGTAACAGTTAATGGAACATCAATTGATTTAGGGGCTTCTGGAACTGTTACAGCAGGTAAAATTTTACAGGTTGTAAGCACTACAAAAACAAGTGCATTTTTTACAACAGTTAATGAAGCTTTTACAGATATAACTGGTTTGACTTTAAATATAACACCAAGTTCAACAAGCAGTAAAATACATATAGTTTTGCATACTCAAATGAGTGGTAATGAATTATTTTATTTGCAATTAGTAAGAGGAAGCACACCAATTGGTATCGGTGATTCTGATAGCTCAAATAGAGTAGAATGTTCAGTTGGTGGTGATTTTCAATCTTCCAATAATGACAAGGTAGCAGCAATGGGATTTAATTTTCTTGATTCACCGAATACAACAAGTGCAACAACTTATAAAGCACAATGTAGAATATATGGAAGTTCTAAAACATTAACAGTAAATAGAACTTTTAGCGATACAGATGCAACATATACAGGCAGGGGAGCAAGTACAATTACTGCTTATGAGATAGCAGGATAAGGAGAAAAATATGAATTATGATGTCATATCTGCAATTTTAGCTTTAGACCCAAATGCACAAGTAAGTGTTAATGGAGATGGTGTTGATGAAATTACATGGCATGATGGCAATCCAAACAATATTACTGGTGAGCAGATTATAGCTAAACAAGCAGAATTAAAAATAGTTTATGATTCTTTTCAGTATCAAAGAGATAGAGCAAAAGAATATCCAAGCATTGAAGATCAATTAGATGACTTGTATCATAATGGTATTGATGGTTGGAAAACAACTATTAAAGCTGTAAAAGACAAATATCCAAAGGAGTAAGCAATGCCAATAGCAGGAAGAATAAATAGAATAGAAGATGGAGCAGTAACAACAGCAAAACTAGCTGATGATGCTGTTACAACTGCAAAGATTACAGATTTAAATATTACAACTGCAAAAATTGCTGCTGCAAATGTAACAAAAGCAAAAACTGAAGATGCAATTTCAGACAATATTGTATTAGCTTGGGTATCTTTCAATGGCACAGGAACACCAGCAATAGAAGATGATTTTAATGTCTCTACAATTACAGACAATGGGAATGGTGATTACACAGTAAATTACACAACAAATTTACCAAATGATGATTATTGTTGTGTTGGAATGTCAATGAGAGATAGTGATAATATTTCTGCATTATGTATGAAAGGAGATGCAAACCCAGCAAGTTATAAAAGAGTTGAATCAGTTAGATTATCGAATAGAGATAATGCTAACAATGCAGTAGATTGTTCTAATGCTTCTATAGCTTGTTTTAGCACATCATAAGAGGTATATTTAAAATATGTCAAAAGTTATAATCTATAATCAAGAAAACGGAATCATGGCAATATGTGTACCAGCTAATAACTCTGGATTGACAGTTGAGGAAGTTGCAAAAAAAGATTGTCCAGAAGGAGCAAAAATTATAGATAGAGCAGACTTCGATGGATTAGATAACGATTTTAGAAACGCATGGTCATGTGATGCAAACATGAGTCCAACAGTAGATATGACACTAGCTAAAGATGTCTGGAGAGATAAAATAAGAAAAGCAAGAAAACCAAAGTTAGAAGAATTAGACATTCAATATATGAGAGCACAAGAAGCAGGAGAAGATACTTCTGAAATAGTAGCAACAAAAAATAAATTAAGAGATTTTCCAGCAAAGCCAGAGATAGATTCAGCAACTACTGTTGAAGAACTCAAAGCAATATGGGATAATGATTTAGGAGATAAATAATGGCACAAACAGTAGTGGCAACAGGAGCAGCAGCAGTATCAGCAACAACAGTAGTATTTTCTACGGCAGTTGCAGGTATATATTCAGTTTTAATTGATCTAACACCTATGGTTTCTGGTGCAAATTATAATATTAGTATAAGTAATTGCACAATTGTAGCTTCTGGAAATAAAGTTGTTACTAGAGATAATTTTAGTGGTGCACAAGAAGAGCCAATGTTTTTTGCTCCACCAATGCATACAAACAAAGGTTATAGTGTAACTATAGTAAAAAGCTCTGGTACAACAGCGACCTTACCTTTTGAAGTTACCCAATTTTAAATCATAGTATATAATTAATCTATGCTCGGAAGTTTCGCTTCTACACAATTAGCTCAAGCGACTTATCATTTTATACCAAAAGATAAGAAGCAAAGAACGCCTGGTTTAGAAGAATTTTCTATCTATTATACAAGTCTGCCACTAGAACGAAAAGATATAAAGCTTGGATATTGGCACAAAAATCCATATCAATATTATGTTCTAGGTGAAGTTGGATTAGTGCCAGATGGAGTAGATTTTCAAACACAAGTTGGAACTCCAGTCTTAGATAACCCAATAACAGGAATAAGCCCAACAGGTGTAGATTTTGTATCGGCAGCAGGTGAGCCAACAATTGTTCTTACAAATTCAGAAACTCTAATACCAACAGGTGTAGACTTTGAATCTGCTGTAGGTTCTTTAGCTTTATCAAGAGGTGTGTTACCTACAGGTGTAGACTTTGAGACAGAAGTTGGCACAGTTTTTGTATCGACAATAATTGAATCAAAATGTAGAATTGGACACGAATTAACTCCACACTTCTTAAATGAACAACGACAAACAAATCCACGATCAATTGTAAAAAGATTTTCATTCATAAACTCTGATATGTCAGATAGGGTAGTAAAATATTTACCTGTGAAAAGAAGCTACAAAGATGTCGTATCCAAACCATTTACTCTGATTGTTGAAAATGCTTCACAATTATTTAACGAATTTATACAAAATAGAACAAAATTTAGACAAGAAGGTGAGCTTAATTTTGGATATCAATTTAATCCGTCCATTGTAGATTTTGCTTGTATAGCTAAAGGTGAGCTTATAAATGCTGATTATGGAGAATCACAAACAACTTTACAATTCAGAGACAGATTAGATATTCTGGCACAAAAAAGAGTTTCTACAGATACTACATCTAATCTAGGTGCAAGTTTCGTTGGATCTAATTACAATCCAGCAGATATAACATTTGAAATACTTACTGCAAATTCATACGGAGCAAAACTAGATAGCACAACATCAACAGCTAATACCGATATAGATTATCAATCATGGCTTGATTGGAAAAACACTTTAGGTTCTGAATCGATTGTTGTACAAGCATTTTTTGCTCATGGTGAAAACTATGTTCAAGCTTTACAAGGTATAGCAGAAACAACTGATGCTGCAATATATGTTGAAGCAAACAACAAAATTGTTTTTAGAAGGAACTTAGTTGGTGTGGAAAGTTTCAGTGCTGTTGTTTCAGATACAGATGTAATCAAATTTTCTGCTAAAGCAGATGCGTATGATATGTGCAATCAATATTCAGTACCTGTTTCATTTGCAGTACAATCTAATCAGGTAGTCGGACCAGCATCAACAATAGTTAGACAAAACGCAACATCGATCAATTCTTTTGGTGTAATTGAAAAAGAAAAAACATTAAATTCTATGTGGTATGTTGATGCCGCAGGAGCAAATAATTTAGGAGACAGAATTGTATTCAGAAGAAAAGAACCAGAGGTAAGTCTAACTATCACTACACCTATAAAATATTTACAACAGCAACTTGGCGATATTATGTTTGTTAATTTAGATGAAGTTGGTATTTCAGATCAACCTTACACAATCATAAGTGAAACTACTGACATTGATAGCAATACCCAGACTTTTGAGCTATCAATTGGACATGGTATTGCAATATCCAATGTTACTGTTTTTGAACTTGATGATCCAGATTTGGGTACATTGAACAATACAATTTCTGTGATAGCATAAAGATATGGCGTTTACAAATTTAAATTTTGCATTCGGTTCTAAACTAACATCAACTCAACTGAATCAGATACAAGGTAATTTTGATGCATTAGCTCAACAGCAAACAGGTGCTCCAGCTATGGACGGTATCAATGAAGCTTATGTAACTTTTTTTAGTAATGCAAAAGCTCAACTAATCACGGGTAAGAATGTAACATCAGTAACTTTTGCTGGTGATACTGTTCACTCTACATATTTAATAAATTGGAGTAAAACATTTTCATCTACAAACTATTGCACTAATTTTCAAGCCGTGTCAAAAGATGGACGTATTGGTAGAAACTTTAATGTGAACAATAGCACAAAAGATACATCAAGCATGACAGTATATGCTAGATTGAGTGATGAAGGCGACACACAAGGTACAAACCCACAACAAATGTTTGTTATGGCTTGGGAGAGCAGATAATGCCGTTTCAAGATTTTACTTTTCAGTTTGGTGATACTTTAACAGCATCTGCAATGTCAGCAGTAGCATCAAATTTTAAAGCTCAAGCAGATTTTGAAACAGGGAGTCCTTTACAAACTGGTCGTGCTAAAGTTATGGTTCAGTTTGCAGGTGATGGAACAATTAGATGGAGTAAAAATGTATCTTCTGTAACAAAAGGCACAAATGGTCAATATACAATTGCATACTCTACTACATTTTCACAAAGTATAGTTGACTCATCACAAATACAACACTATGGAATTTTAGCAAATGCACAGCTTGGAAGCACATCAGCACAAAATGTTTTTGCAACAATTATATATGAACAAAGCTCAAATAGAGCAGTAATGTATCATCATGGATTTAATGAAGGAGCAGACAGCGAATTTACACCTGACGAAGTAGTTTTCGTTGCATATGAATAATGGGATTTACAGCGTTAACATTCTCTAGCGGAGCAATACTTACAAGTAGTAAGATGAATGCTTTACAAGAAAACTTTACAGCAGTTGCAAGTCAAAGCACAGGAGCACCACAATATACTGGTATTCCAAGAAGATGGGTAAGCTTTGCTGCTGATAGAACGATTGCCGATTCTTTTCTTACAAGTTCAGTTGGTGATCTAGGTACAGGTAAGTATCAGATCAACTGGACTGTGGCTTTTTCAGGGAGTTATATGATTACTTGGGGCTTTTTTGCTGGTGGTGGTCAAACCTCAAATGTTATCAATAATATTACTCTTTACACAGTTAGTGCTGACAAGGTAGAATTAAAAGGAAGGAATGCAAATACGTCTAGCTCTGGAGACACAGCAATACCAATAAGCGTATGTGCATGGCAGGAAACATAAAAGGAGGATTATATGTGGACTATATTAGATAGATTAAAAGAGCCATCAACTTATGCTGGATTATCAGCAATAATGATAGCTTTTGGTGTAAGTTCAGAACAATGGACTACAATTTCAACAGCTTTAGCATCAGTTGCTGCTGTTATTTCTATGATACTAAAAGAGAAGAAAGACTAATGATAAGTAAAATTGTTTCTTCTATAGTAACAAGTTTGTTAAGCAAGGGACTTGCTGCAATGCAGGAGTATATGCAAAAGCGTAAAGTAGGAAAATTACAACAGCAAGTTTCTAGCTTAGAAGATAAGATAAAAATTTTAGAACACGAAAAGAAAAAAGAAAAGAAAATCCAAGATTGGAAATACAGAATACAGAACAAGGAGAACGATTCTCTAGCTGAAGAACTTAATAAAATAAGGAATGAGGAGTAGCCTA